CTTACTAAATCTGATTCTGTTAATCTTATTATTTTTTTCATCATTTTTTTTTTGATTTGTTATTTACAATATAAATATATTTTATTTATGAAAAATTCACGGTTTTTAAATTAATTACCCTAACATTAATATCTTTATTTGGAAACCTAACTTGGTAAATCTGTGTTGGTTCAGCAAATATTGTATCATTGATTAATTCAATTTGTTTTGTTGCTAAATCGGAATACCTTTGAGATGTTTGATTTGATGAATATTGTCCTCCAACTTTATTGTAGAATCTAATATCTGAAATACTAACAATACCATTTTCATTTTGAATAATTCTTCTCAATTCTGAAACATTAACATTTTGTCCTAATTGTCGTGTTGTCGGACTAAAGAATGTTGTAACCAAATTAATAAGTTTAGAAACAAGTGCTCCTTGATTTTGTGTTGCATCTAAAACAACATCAACATCAACAGATAAATCAATTGGATTTGCACTTTCAATTGAAATATAGTCGTTAATCATTCTATAATTTGATAGGTAATTTGCAACATTGTTTTTTAATGTATTTGATATTGTATCTGTTAAATTACCACTAGCATCATAAGATAACATTTTTATTTTAATCTTATTATTTTCTTCAGTAATTGAAACCTTCGCTGGTGCACCAAATTGTGATGGCATTGTTCGAATTAAAGACTCATAGTCGTTAATTGTTGTTGCTCTATTTTGTGCAGCAAAGTTAAATGAAACCATTTGTCTAACATCTTCTGTCGTTGGTGCATTTGCACCACCAATAGCTGCTGTTACATTATTACATCTTAATGTGTTAATCACACTTCTATTCGCACTTTCAGATGGACCATTAACAAAGAATGAAACTGTTCCAATTTGTGTTATAACATTTGAACCGAGATTTGACCCTTGTCCACCACCAATTCGATACTGAATGAATAATGTGGAATTTGATTTTAGTGCTGAACCTAACGCTAAATTATTTGAATATTTATTCAAATCAAACGAATTTCCGGTTCTTGCAAATTCTCTTAATTGTTCTTCAGCTGAAATATTTCCACCACCAAATGTCATTTTTAAATAACCTTCTGGTGTATATTCTGATATGAATTTTGTATTTGTTGTAATATATCTACCAACTTTAATTCCTGGTTGATCCGATACTTTTGTTGGGTCTTCAATAAACACTCGATCTTCGGCAAGAGCTTTTACTTCATACCATCTATTATCAAGACCTAAAAATTCTTGTGGTTCTGGAATGTTAGTGTATTGTGTTCCATCTTTTAGAATCACACTTGTAATACCCAACACATTTTTTTCTGGTAAAAACATTTCAAAATATGGTTTTACATCATTTGGTGTAATAACCCTTTTGAATACTTTGGTGATACCATTTACAACAACTTCTCTTTTAGTGATTGTATAATTTAACAATTTACCATTTGAATCAAAATTTGGGACTTTTAATCTATTTGGTGAACCTTCCGCATTAATTGGTGATGCGAAATCAATATCATATACGGTTTCAAATGGTTGTCCAGCACCAGAAACTTGAGACCCTCTTCTTAATATACCACAATACCTTAAATCTTCTTTATCACCAAAAGCTGGAACTGTAATTGAAAAATCAACTAACGCTACAGATGGTCTTTGACCTGGAACTTTTAATCCATATGTTCTTGCGATATTATAAACAGATGATTTTTGTTGTGCGTATTGTAACACCGTTTCTTGAATACTTCTATCTATCTGAAAATGTAAGTTATCGGTTACGGCTGCATTTAAATCCATTAATACAGAGAAAACACCAGCATCATTAAAATTTTGGATAAGATCTGGATAATATGTTCTTGTAAAATTGATAAGTTCAGTTCTTATCGTTTGAAAATCTCTAGCGGTGTATGATATTTTTTTCTCTGCCATACTATTAAATATTGATTATAACAAAATCAGTCGATTCAAAAGCTTGACTTGTTATTCTATAATTTATTTTTATTTTTGCGGTATGTTCTTTTTCACCAATCCCTTGGACGGTGTATTCTCTTTCGCCTTGTGAATTTACAAAAGTTCCTTTGTTTTCTTCACCTTCCGAAGCATCCTTAACTTCTATGTTTATAATTTGTAATCCTGGAATGTATTTTTCAACAGAATCTCTAATTTCAGCTTCAATATCAGAAAATGTTGGTCCATCAAGAGGTTCAAAAATATATTCATACAATCTTGTTCCGAAATCTGGTAAATAATATCTGGTTCCTTTTCTTGTTAATAATAGATGAACTAAATCACTTCTAATTTCTTCATCACTGGTATCTGATAAATCTAAATACCTACCATTAAACGATTCTCTAAAAGGAAAATTTATTCCATATGTAACACCATTTGCCATATCAAATAAATATAAGGGTTGGTTATTTTATATAAATAAAAAACCCCAACTTGGAATTGGGGTTAGTTTTAAATTATTTATATAATAAATATTAATGTTTATCACTTAAAAGTTTTGATAAACCCATTAATAAACCAGTAACACCCCAACTTATAGCAAAACCAGCAACCATAGGTGAAGCAACGGTACCAACTAAAGCACCACCAATAAGTATTGCCGCTGGAACTCCACCCCAAGCTGATATATTTCCAGCTCCTATTGAATTTAGTATATCCGCAACCTTTTCTTTTGGTGTCTGGTTTTCATCTTCTTCAATTTCTCCACCAATTTCTTCATCACTAATATCTTTTATTTTGTTGTGAACTTCTTTAGCTGAAGAATATTCATCGATACCTAAATCATCTAAAGTGTTTTTAAGTTTCATTTTTTCTCTTTCAGACATATTTGAAACGATATCTTCTAATCTATCCAACACCTTTGGTGTTTCAATAACTTTTTCTATTTTATCAGCAGCTTTAGTTTCTTCTTGTTCAGTAATAACTTTTTTAACAATTTTAGTTAAATCCGATTCTGTTAATCTAATAATTTTTGACATAATTTAATTTTATTATAAATATATCATCAAAAAAAAAATCACCAATTTCTCGGTGATTTTTTTTTTATTTTAAGAAGAACATCCAAAACATTCAAATTGACTATCTTCCGGTTTTTTTGGTATAACATCAACAGTTGGTTTTTCTACTTTGGTTGGTTTTTCAATTTTAGAAATATCCACAGCTAAATGTTTTGCTCCAGTTGAAATAGCTTTTGTTCTAACATAATAACATAAAGTCTTTAAACCTTTTTCCCAAGAATGGAAATGTGATGATGTGATTTTAGATAAAGTTGGGTTACCCATATAGATATTCATCGATTGTGATTGGTCGATAAATGGTGCTCTATCTGCCGCCATATCAATTAATTCTCTTTGTGAAATTTCCCAAATTGTTTTATATTTTTGAATCAAATGCTCAATTCGTTTAACTTTTTTGGTGTAATTTTTATCTTCAGGATCCAGATAATTATTAAAGTTGATATTTTGAATTGACCCTTCATTAACAATAATTTCATTTTTCAATTCTTCAGACCAAATACCCAATTTTTCAAAATCATTAATTAGATACTTATTTACAATCATAATTTCACCACCAACAACCCTTCTATTAAAGATTGCAGAATGTGCAGGTTCTGTCATTTCATATGAACCGGTAATTTTTGCTGAAGATGCTACCGGCATTTGAGCAGTAAATAATGAATTACAAACACCATAGTTTTTAACATTTTCTTTTAGTTCAGTCCAGTTCCATTTTTGTGATAATTTGGTTTCATCCAACCCCCACATATCAAATTGGAAAATACCATTAGACATTGGTGATCCATTAAAATAATCATATGGTTTATATAGACCTTCTTTACACAATTGATTACTTTCATAAATTGCAGCATAATAAATTGTTTCAAAAATTTCTTTATTAAGTGTTTTTGCTTCATTTGATGTAAAGATATAATCCATAAGATAGAAGACATCAGCCAAACCTTGAGTTCCAATTGCAATGGCTCTTTGTTCCATACCACCTTTTAAACCTTTTTTTGTTGAGTAGTTGTTAATATCAATAACTCGGTTTAAAGCTCTAACAACTTTACGAACTTCATTAAATAATAACTCGTGGTTAAACTTACCTGATTGAATGAAGTTTTTTAATACAATTGAAGACAAGGTACAAATTGCTGTGTCGGTTTCATTTGTGAATTGGAAAATTTCAGCACACAAATTAGATTGTCTGATTGTTCCGATATTTTGATGGTTGGTTTTTCTATTTGCACTATCCTTAGCACATAAATAAGGAACTCCGGTTTCAACTTGTGATTCAATTATTTTAGACCAAATTTCTTGTGCTTTAACTTTCTTACCTAAACCTAATGAAATTGCTTTATCATAGATTGCTTCATACTCATCACCATAAGTTTCTTGTAATGGTTTAAGTCCAGCTTTACTAATATCGTTAGGACAAAACAAATACCAATCACCATTTTCTCTAACAGCTTTCATAAAGTTATCCGGAATCCATAATGCGGTAAATAAATCACGAGCTCTCAATTCTTCAGCACCAGTATTTTTCTTAATATCCAATAAATCAAGAATATCCTTATGCCACGGTTCTAAATAAATTGCCGCACTACCAGGTCTTCTACCCTGCTGATTAAAGAATCTCAATGATTCATTTACGATTTTTAAATATTTCAATAGACCACCAGCGAAACCACCAGATGTTGATATTCTACTTTCTTTACTTCGAATATTAGACATTGCCAAACCAATTCCAGCTGCGTCAGAAGAAAAGGTTGAAATGTCGTTTAATGTATCCAATAAACCTTGTCTTGAATCTGAATTATTATAATGTAATACACAAGATGCTAATTGTGGAACTTTTGTTCCGGCATTAATCATAATTGGTGTTGCTTTGGAAATAAGTTGATTTGATAAAGACTTATAGTAATCAACAGCTTCGGTAAATGAATTGGTAACCCATAATGCAACTCGCATATACATATGTTGTGGTCTTTCAACGACTTTACCATTTGGTCTTTTTAACAAATACATTTCTTGTAAAGACCTCCAAGCAAAATAATCAAAGTTATAATCTTTTTCGTGGTCGATTATACCATCAATTATTTCTTCACCATAAGATTTAATAATCTCAATAAGTTTTTCATTAATAATACCATCATTATATAATGTATTCATTGTTTGTGAAAAACTATCATTAGTTTCTTTATGGTATGATGAAATCGCAACAGACGATGCTAATCTCGAATAATCGTGATGACTACCGGTATAGGCCGCAGCAATTTCATAAACCAATTTATCCAACTCTTTAGTTGTTATTTCACCTTCAGTTGGGACGGAAGTGATTACTTTGATAAAAATTTCATCAGAATTCACATTTAATCCTTTTGCGGATCTTTTTACTCTATTGTAAATCTTTTGAGGATTAAACGATGCTGAATCCCCGTTTCTTTTAATTATTTTTAGTGACATATATATTATTATTTAAAAATCATCAGTAAATGATATGGTTTCATTTAATTTCGCTTTTTGATATTCCATTGTTCTTGATTCAAAGAAATTACCTTTTGTTTCAACCGCAATTTGTTCCATAAACTTAAATGGTTGTTCTACATTGAACTCTTTACTACAACCAAACTTAACGAGTAGTCCATCAACAACAAACTCCAAATATTGTTTCATTAAATTTGAGTTCATACCGATTAAAGATACTGGTAATGATTCGGTAATAAATTCTTTTTCTATTTCAAGGGCGGATAATAAAATTTCTTTAATCCTTTTTTCAGATGGTTTATTTTCACAATGGTTATTTAACAAATGGATTGCAAAATCACAATGTAAGTTTTCATCTTTAAAGATTAGTGAGTTAGCATTACACAATCCCTGCATAATACCTCTTGATTTTAACCAGAAAATAGAACAAAAAGAACCAGAAAAAAATATTCCTTCAACAGCCGCAAACGCAACTAATCGTTCCTGGAATGATGCGTTTTCAATCCAATCTAATGCCCATTTTGCTTTCTTCTGAACAGCTGGTAATCTATCTATCGCATTAAAACACTCATCCTTTTCTTGTGGATTATTAATGTATGTGTCAATTAATAATGAATACATTAAAGAATGTATGTTTTCCATCGCTAATTGGAATCCATAGAAGAACTTAGCTTCAGGGTATTGAACTTCTCTATAAAAGTTTTCAGCTAAATTTTCATTTACAATACCATCGGATGCTGCGAAAAACGATAAAACATTTTTAACAAAGTATTTTTCATTATCTGTTAAATTGTTCCAGTCACGAATATCATTCGTTAAATCTACTTCTTCTGCCGTCCAGAAAGCAGCTTGATGCATTTTGTAAAATTCCCATATATCATTATGTTCGATTGGGAATATAACAAAGCGGTTGGGGTTATCTACTAATATTTTTTCCATAGCACAAAGTTAATTATTTTTTTATGATTTTTGTTCTTTTTGTTGTCTTTTTTCCAATAATTCTTTCACTCTTTGTCTTTGTCGTTCTTCTTTTTGTTCTTCAAGACCAAGGAATGTGGTTGTTGATTCGGTATCAATTTCAATCATAGCGTTATCAAACTTGCAATTTTCAAACACCACACCATCATCTCCAATACGAGACTTGGTAATTGCTATTGTGGCTAATTTCATTTCTTTTTGTTGTAATGTCTTTGCTACTGAAATAATAACATGCCCTACTTGTGCCTTCTTGATTGAACCACCCATCTGGTCTGTTGTTACAACTTCAGAAGAAATTGAAGAACGATTACCTTGTGTTGCTGTCCAACCAACAAGATTAAGTTCGTGACACATTGCTTCAAATCCTCTCATAACTGAACCTTCACTCTTCCATTCATCTCCAAGGTTTTTATCTGGAACAATACAATCAATATAATCAACAACAACCATATCTATCTTGACACCATCTGCAATCATTTTTCTAATTTCATTTTTGATTTGCAACATTGTTACAGTATCAGAAGGTAATTTTTTCAAATCTAAAGTATTCTCCATTGTACTTTCGATTTCTTTTACTTTCTTTAAAACATCTTCTTTTTTCTCTGACAATTCGTCAGGGTGAATCTTTGTCCAGAGTGTGAAATGTTTTCTCTGAATTACTTTAGGATTATCCTCAAAAAAGATTTGTAAAACATTAAAACCAAGATTAAACGCATGGTTAGCAATCTTTGTTAGGATAGTTGATTTACCAACACCGGTTGGTGCTAGTATCACACCAATCTCACC